GGTGCCGCTGTATGAGGGCATCAAGTGTGTTTTAAGGTTGCGATGACATCGCAACATAGGGGACATTTAATAGTAAAGACTATGGAGTATTACGGAAACAGGTTGTGCATAAGCGCCAGGGAATTGGTGGATGGTGGTATTGTAAGCCAATCCAACTACCAGAACTGGGTGAACCGTAAGCGCATCGATGTGGTGCGTCGTGGCGGTGGTGCAGCCGGTCAGTATGCCCTTGTTGCCGTTGAAAGTCTTCCACGCGACTACAGAGCCAAGGTCCAAGCCCTCTATCCCGACGGCGACCTGACCCACCTGAAGGGTTGGGTGTGCTCGAACTATGAGGTTGACCAGCAGGCGATGTGTTTTTTCCACAGCCGTGAGCAAGCCGGTTGGGACCTGCCTCCTGAGAAGATCAGGGAGTATGTGGTGAACGCCTCGGTGCTGAACACGTGCATCAAGTTGTATGAGCGTGCTGCCACCGCCCAGAAGCTGTTTGGCGGCAAATACAACTGGGAACAGATGGCGAAGGCCATTGAAGCCCTGCGCGAGGAGTACGGCCACACGTTGCCGGCGAGTACGTTGCGTTTCCGTCAGAAGGTGAACGAGTACAAGCGAAGCGGCTACGTCTGTCTGATCAGCGGCAAGTTCGGCAACCAGTGCGCAAGGAAGGTGGACCACAAGACCGAGCGTCTGATACTCGGTCTGGCGGTGCTTCCGAATAAGCCTTTCAATACGAACATTGCTGAGATGTATAATATGTTCGTTTGCGGAGAGCTGGATGTCTATGACCCGAAGACCGGTGAACTGATGAATCCCGATGACTTTGTGGACAAGAAGACCGGAGAGCCGAAGGAACTGAGCGAGAGCACCATTGCGAACTACCTGAACAAGCCAGCCAACAAGACCTTGATAGAGCATTCGCTGATGAGCTGGACCACGTTCATGCACGAGCAGATGCCCCACGTTCACCGTCACGGCGGTGATTTCTCCCTGAGTCAGATCACGATGGACGACGTGGACCTGACGAGAAAGCTGAAGGACACCAAGCAGCGCGTCCATGCCTACTATGCCTACGATGTGGTGAGCCAGTGCGTGGTCGGTGCTTCGTATGCCCGCAAGAAAGACGAAGGTCTGGTGGTGGACTGCTTCCGCGACATGTTCCGCCTGATAGAGAAGCAAGGCTGGGGAATGCCTGCAGGTATCGAGGTGGAGAACCACTTGATGACCCAGTACAAGGACGGCTTCCTGCAAGCCGGTGTCGCTTTCCCATTCGTTCACTTCTGTGCCCCTCAGAACTCACAGGAGAAGTATGCCGAGCCCCTGAACGGTGCGAAGAAGCGCAGCGTGATCCATAAGAACCACGAGGGCATTGGCCGTTTCTACGGCAAAGGCAAGTGGCGCCAGGAGTTTAAGAAGGTGAGCGACGAGACCAACGAACTCTATGAGGACAAGGAATACTTCAGTTGGGACCAGTTGGTGGCAGAAGACCGACGTGACAGTTATGAGTGGAACCACCAGCTGCATCCCAACCAGAAGAAGTTCCCCGGCATGACTCGGTGGGACGTTCTGTGTGAGCGCATCAACCCGACCCTGCAGCCTCTTGACAAGCTGACGCTGGCGCGGTATATCGGTGAGCGTGTGGAGACCAGTATCAGAAGGAACTCGACGGTGAGGGTGTGCTACGAGGACTGGTGGCTGAGTGACACAAGTGTGCTGGAGAAACTCAGGCCGAATGACTACCAGGTGACCGCCTATTACTTGAGCCCCTCCCCATCCCTCCCCGAAGGAGAGGGTGCCTTACCTGAGGAGATATACCTGTTCCAGGGTGACAAGTATATTGACACCTGCGAGCGTGTGCAGACCTACAACCGTGTGATGGCCGAGCAGACCGAGGAGGACACCGTGAACTATATCGAGCAGCGGAAGAAGATAGCTAAGTTCGGGAAATGGGTGAAGGAGCACGCTATCGAGGAGGTGGGTGTGATGAAGAGTGCTGCGACACCGTCGCAGCATACGGAACCTGAGGAACTGGAGGTAGTTGCGATGGCATCTCAAGAGACGGGACAAGTGTCTGATGGGTTTAATGAGGTTCATGGGCATTTTGACCCGATAGGAGATATTTAGAAGCTATAGAGGATATAGAGGATATAGAGGATATAGAAGATATCATTAAAATGCCGTTAGAATATGATTAAAGATTGGCAAAGACAGCGGATTGTGGAGGCGATAGCCGCCAACCGCCAGAATTATCCCAGCGACGCCAAGCACGCTGCTGCGCTGGGCATTTCCGCAAGCGTGTATAACATGTTGAAGAAGGGTCAGACAGAGAAGGCCCTGAGTGATGCCAACTGGGTGAACATTGCCCGGAGGTTGGACGTGAACCTGCGCGACTCTATCGAGTGGAAGGGCGCAAGGACCGCGACCTTCGACTATATCACCACACAGTTGGAGGCTTGCCAGGAGCGCAGCCTGAGCGTGATATTGTGCGACCTTCCAAACATTGGCAAGACGTACACGGCGCGGTGGTACGTGAAGGAACACCGGAACGCGGCTTACATCGACTGCAGCCAGGTGAAGACGAAGCGTGCGCTGGTGCGGAAGATCGCCAAGGAGTTCGGTGTGGGTGCGACAGGCAAGTATCAGGACACCTACGAAGACTTGGTTTATTACCTCCGCTCGATGGAGCGTCCGCTGGTGGTCTTAGATGAAGCCGGAGACCTGCAGTATGAGGCCTTCCTGGAACTGAAAGCCCTGTGGAACGCCACTGAGATGTGCTGCGGGTGGTATATGATGGGTGCCGACGGACTGAGGGCTAAGATCGACAGGATGGTGGAGAACCAGAAGGTGGGGTATGCCGAGATTTTCTCCCGCTATGGCGGCAAGTACAGCCGTGTCACCCCCGACCATGAAGACGACCGCAAGGCGTTCCTGCTGGAGCAGGCTCGTGTCGTTGCGAAGGTGAATGCACCTGAGGGCACCGATATCGGTCAGATTGTGCGACGGAGCGGTGGCGGTTTGAGACGAGTCTATACGGAGATTAGCAAGCTGAAAGAAGGCTGCGTTCGGCAAAGTTCAAGCGAGCTTGACTCTGCACTCACTGGCACTTCTTTTGAGAAAATCAAGAAAGGAGCATGATGATACTTGAACTTCCGCTAAAGAAAGAGTGGTACGATATGACTGAAAGCGAGGAAAAGCCAGAAGAGTATCGTGAAATAACACCCTATTGGATAAGTCGGCTGACATGGAATGAAATAGGACCAGATCCCAATATGATTGATCCACAACGCACGTTCAAACCTTACACCCATGTACGTTTCCGCTATGGTTATACCAAGCGTACGATGCTTAGAAAGATTGTGAGCATGAGAGTAGGCTTTGGAAACCCTCAATGGGGAGCACCTACAGACAGAAAAGTTTTTATTATAGAACATAAAAAAGAGATATGAAACGAGCCTACAGTCCGAAAGAAATAGCCAAGAAGACCTACAAGACGCTGCCGTGGGGTGGCAGGTGGGAAGAATCCTTCGGTTTGCCGGAGGAGAACTCCACCTGGTTCATCAGCGGCGCGTCTGCCAGCGGCAAGAGTTCTTTCGTGATGCAACTGGCCTACGAACTGACCCACTACGGGCAGGTGCTCTACCTGAGTTACGAGGAAGGCTTGAACCAGAGTTTCCAGGAGCGTATGCTGCGTTTTGAGCTTGACAAGAAACAGGGCTGGTTCCGTGTGGTGACCAGTGACACCGTGGAAGACCTGACAGAGCGCCTGAAGAAGCGGCACAGTGCGAAGTTCATCATCGTGGACTCGTTCCAGGACGCAGGCTGGGAATGGCCTGAGACGAAAGCCCTGCTTGAGACGTTCCCGAAGAAGAGTTTCATCTTTGTAAGCCAGGAAGCCAAGGGTCAGCCGTTGGGGAAACCCGCCGTCAGGCTTCGCTACCGTGCCGGTGTGAAGGTAAGGGTTGTGGGGTTCAGAGCCTTCTGCCAAGGGCGTTTCAACCCCGATGCCGGCAACAGTTTCGTCGTGTGGGAAGAAGGCGTATTAAGAACGAGCAATCATGTGTAAGGCTATGGACAAGTATCAGATATTAGTGAAAGGCGACAATGTCGGTATGGTGATAGACGACTGGCTGTACAGTGGTGAGTGCGACCTGACGTTACGTATGGCGAAGACGAAAGGCTGCCGTGTGATAGAGACCACCGACCCATTGTATGCTGCCAGGATGGTCAAGTACCTTGGGGCTGCCGAGAAAGTGAACATCAAACCTATTTAAAATAAAGATTATGACTAAGAAGAAGATTTACATCAGCGGTGCGATATCGCACCATGACATGGAAGAGCGGAAGGCCGCGTTCCGTGCTACTGCCGAGTTTTGTGAGCTCTGCGGTTTCGAGAGTGTGAATCCTTTTGACAACGTGCTTCACCGCCGTGGTGTTGGCGACAGTGCCGACTGGCGTTTGCACATGAAAGAGGATTTGAAGATGCTGCTGGACTGCGATGCCATCTGTATGATGGACGGCTGGGAGGAGTCAAAGGGTGCGAAGCTTGAGCATGACATTGCGAGCACGTGCGGCCTGACTGTGTATTATGAAACTTCCATCAGGACGATGCGCTTATGAAAGAGATTAATTATCACCGTTTTTACGCATTACTTGGCCAGTTGTACACTGCCGACCGTGATGAGACGAAGGCGATGCTTGTGTCGAGTTTCACCGACGGTAGGACGACCCATCTGAGGGAAATGACGCGTAAGGAGTACGATGCCATGTGCGCCTCTCTGGAAGAGCGTACAGGCTGGAAAGAGCAGCTGAAGAAGAAGCGCAGCCTTTGTCTGAAGCTGATGCAGCAGGCCGGTATCGACACGACCGACTGGCAGCGCATCAACGACTTCTGCAGGAACCCTAAGATTGCCGGCAAGGAGTTCGCCCAGTTGGGCGTGAAAGACCTCGACGCGCTGCAGGTGAAGTTGAGAGCGATACTGGGCAAGGGAGGGTTGAAGAGAGCCGTGGCAAAGCCGCTGCCTACGGAAAAAGACAAGGCCTATATCGCGGTGCCATTGGTGGGTATGGGTGAGGCTTGATAGAGGCTATAGGGGATATAGAAGCAATAGTATTTAACCATCAAAAAAGAAAAGACAATGGGAAGACAGAAAAAGACCATTATCAGCGGTGTGAGCCGAGAGGCCGCCGATGAAGCATTCGCAACCTATGCGAAGAGTGACGCGCAGATTCAGAAGATCAATGCAGAGATAGAGCTGCAGTGCGCGAAGATTAGAGAGAAGTATGCCGACAAGCTGTCTGTTCTGGGCTTAGAGAGAGACCAGGCTTTCGACGTGCTGCAGAGTTTCGCCACCGAGAACCAGGCAGAGTTGTTCACCAAGAAGAAGAGCCTGGAGATGGCACACGGCACCATCGGTTTCCGGACCGGCACACCGAAGTTGAAGACCCTGAAGGGCTTCACCTGGGCGAGTGCGCTACAGTTGGCTAAGAAGTTCCTGCCCATGACCTACATCCGTCAGACGGAGGAGATTGCTAAGGACAAACTGCTGGCTGACCGTGACCTGAAAGAAGTTGCAGTATATGACACCCCGACGGGCGATCCCCGTGAGGTCACTATGCGCGAGGCTATGGCAGCCTGTGGTATTCAGGTGACTCAGGACGAGACCTTCTATGTGGAACCCAAGAAGGAGGAGACGAGCGTATGATCAAGGAAGTCGTGAAGCCCGAGAAAATTGCCTTGTGCCGTGAATGCCACGGCACGGGTGTTGTCACAGTAGGCAAGCTCCTCAGGAAGCAGAAGGCGTGTCCTCAGTGTGAGGGCAGTGGTCGGGTGTTGGTGAGTTGCGAGATGAAACTTGACATCAGGCCTTATAAAGAAAGTAAGTAACCCGAAATGTCTAATCAAGCATCATGGGACCCAAGAAGCGAAAAGGAAAGAGTTATGCGAAACGAGTAGCCGACATCAATCAGATATACGACACCTACGTGAGGACCGGCCTCCCGAACAGGGAGATATGGAAGCGTTACGTATATCCTCGATACGGCATTTGTGAGCGCACCTTTTACAATCTGCTGAAGGCATCATCCAATCCTCGTTTTGAGGAGCGTTCGGTGCTTTCGGCAGAAGGTTTTTTGTTCCCTGAGTTGTTAATCCCTGAGGATGCAGGACGAGACCCCTATTATTTCAAGAAGAAAGAATGAGAAAAGAGATTTACGAGATGCTCTGTGACCGTCTGAAGGAAGTAGGCGGCGGAGCGATTAAGCACATTGATTTGTGGAACCACAATGTGGAGTTCATTGAGCAGGAGGAGCAGTGGGATCGTCCTGCCGTGTTTGTTGAGTTCCAGCCTATCCGTTGGCGTCAGGTGAAGACCGGTTCCTCTATTAGTTACACCTCCCGTTGCCGTCTCTCCCTTCATGTGGTTACGGACTGGCATGGCAGCAGTTCTGCCGACAGTGATTTCCGTGAAAAGAGTCTGTCTTACTTAAACCTTCTTGATGATATTCACGCGTCGTTGCGTGGTCTGAGTGGTCAGTCGTTCAATGGTTTGGACCTTGTAGAGTCTTTGACGAACCACAACCACGACGAGTTGCTTGAGAGCATAGAGATATATGAATGTGTCTTGGACAAGCATTTTCCCCGTTAGCCTATGCGACAGGAGTTGTATATCAACGGTGAGGTTGTGAGTGGTTTCAACAGCGGTACGGTGTGGATGAGCAAGAAGAAGGGTCAGTACACGTTGTGGATGATTTACGGTTTGCTACGTGGCAGGATCAACGAGATCAACAAGAGCCTCTCCCGCTGCCCCCTCCCCGTAGTGAGGGGAGTTGTAATAAAGTTTGAGTGCCGCCATCCGTGAGGACAGCGGCACTCTGATTTATAAACATCAGAAAACTATGATTTATTTGCAGAAGTTTCGATGGTAAGGTCGATGTACTCGGTGATGTTTTCCTCGATGATGTTGCGTACGGTCTGCTCGACCTCCGGTGACGTGCCGAGGAACTGTCGTCGTGGTATTCGGATGGTTGTCCCGGCTTTCTTGAGAGCCATGAACTTCCAGAACTCAGCTTCTGTAGAGAGTTGTATGGTTCGTTTGTCGTTTCTTCGTGTGCCGTCTTTCTTTCTTCCGAAGGATCCTGTAGCCTCATAGTATTTATGCCAGAAGAACTTCTTCATCTTGGTGGTGACGATGATCTCTCCTCCCTCGTTGTGTATGGCCGCGTAGGGGAGGTCGGAATAGAAGGTGATGGCGTTGTCGGTTGTCCGGCTGTGGATTGATCGTCGCAGCTGTCCTGTATCGACGAGTATATGTCCTCCTGGCCGTGTTGGACTTTTTCGCCGCTGCCATGCCTCGGAGAAGAACGCCTGTCTTTCGAAGTTCTGGTCGAACTCGTCGGTGAGGTCAACGCGTATGTCGTTGAGTATGTTTTTTATTATTTTCTGAATATTTTCGGGCATATTGTTTGGAGGTTACGGATTTTTTTGTATCTTTGCAGTGTCCTTAGTGACTACCCGCTGAGTATGCGTGGGGGTTGGAACTTTATCGGGCCGCCCCATTAAGCTGTCTTCGGACAGCTTTTTTATTGTTCTACCATTTTTCTGAATAGTTTATAGTAGTTACGGCTTGTTATAAAGTCTCTATCCACCGACACCATTTTCTTTCCAACTGCAACCAGCACTTCCAGTGCCTCGTTGTTAGCCTCGAAGTATTGTTTGATTTCAGTGCCCATTCGGTTGGTCGGATATGTCGTGGCCAGATTGAGGAACACCCTGTTTGTCTGTCCTATTGATTCCTCCAGACGAGTACCGATTGAACCAGTACCTGAGATGGTTTTCAGGTCGTACATTTTATAGACCGCTTTACGCACAAAGATATAGTCTGCGCTTCTGACCCCCTTGGGATTTGGCAGGATATAGACCTTATATCCGTGCCTAACTGCTTTTTCCGCTCCTGCCAATAGCTTGTCATAGTCTGCGCTCTCCTTACCGATAGCCGACATAATGTTTTTCTCAATGCTATTGAATATGTTCAACTCAGTAATTGCACGTAGTTGACGTATATAATCAGCCCCCGACAGATTTGGAAGATTAGCAAACATACTTGCGACGTCCGCATTTCTGATTACACGGCATGCGGCACATAGTTCGTTTTCGGGTACGAAAGCTAATGTTGCTTTCCCTTTTGCTAAATCGCAGTCACGGCAGCGGCGGATGGTGTAGGGGTTGTAGTCTGGGACGGTCTTCTGCTCTTTGCCGGCGTTGAAGTGGAAGATACCCTTTGTGTCATTGCCGGTGGCCTGCTCTCCGAGGGACATTGCCTCGTCATGGGGTGTCTCTGGGTACTTGGACTTGCGTACCTGTACGACGGTGCAGCGGCAGTTCCAGCCGTTGGGTGGGTAGTATGATTCCCAGAAGGGGTCGGTGATGGGGAGTGTGACGCGGTCGAGCGCTGCATGTTCCGGTCGCACCTTGTCATCATTGGCCGTTCTGTACTGGAGGTTGTAACGGTCACCATCCTCTGCGAACTTCTCCCACTTGGCAGCCATGGATGCGGAAGCCTGTACGAAGTTGTACTCGGCGCGGAGGTAGTTCTGGTTGTAGGTTTGGTCAATCTTCTGAACGTCGTTTAAAAACTGTTCGAATGGCTTTCTGTTGCCGTTAGAATCGAGGAGTGAGGGGAAGGCCTCATTGAGTTCGTGGAAGGTCTTGATGCCTGAGAAGATGTAGTCGGAGCGTTGCAGACGTTGGCGCATGACGTCGGACATAGGTACCTGCTGGAAGCCGGAGTCGAGAACTTCGGCATGTGCGCTGATGAAGTCCTGTGCGGGCTGTTCTGCGAGGATGTCGATGCGCAGGCTTGAACCTTTCTCCTTGAAGAGTGCCTTCATCATGCCTTTGAAGAGTGATGAGAGCCGCTTGCGAATTTCCTCCGACTTGCCGAAAGAACCCTGCATAGGCATGTTGCCTAATATCTGGGCATATCGCTGGTGCAGCCCCAGGTATTCGTCTTTTCCAAGACGGAACATCGGCTTCGGCTTAGCAATTGGAACCTGTTCCATTGCATTCGCCTTGCACGATGATTCACTGGGGCTCAGTCGAAAAAAGGTCGGTTGTTGTTTTGTTGCTTGGTGGATGGGGTTGATGGGTCAGATGGGTTTAATGGGCTGGGAAGTTGTCGTCGTTCCCCTACTGGCATGTTGTACTTCTCCTGGAAGTAGGCAGGGTTGACCTCATAGTTGTTGAGCACCATTTCCTCGTATGCCTTCTGCTGCTCTGGTGTATAGTCGGTGGAGTAGTCCCAGTCGAAATGTATGCCTTGGAGCGGGAATCCGTGGCGTATCATGTGCGGCAGGAGTTGGTTGTTGACCATGTCTCGGATGTTGTCGCAGTCTGCCTCGATGAGGTTCTGGAAGACTTCAAGGTGCGTTTCAGACTGTGAGAGGCTTGAGCCATCCTCGATGGTCATGGTCTGTCCGATGATGAGTTTAGAGAGTTCGGAGTTAGCTCTGTCGATGCGTCTGTCATAGACATTGAAAGCATCTCCCTTGGAAGACTCTACGAATTCGAGTTCCGTTCCCTGGTCTGCGAGCATATATCCTGCTGTTCCCGACCTCTCGAGCATGTCTTCGAGTTTTCGTCTCTCCTTGTCGTCACGCGTAGTAGTTCGTGCTATGCGCATGGGCATCCCGAATATCTCGGCAAAGGTGTCCCAGAAGGCGAGTGCGTTTTTCTTGGGAATGGTCTGTGTAGCCGCTTTGAGGTAGAGTCCGAGGCTGTCTGGCTGTCCCACCTCGATGAGCCAGTCGGCGAACGGTGTCTCGTGGTAGTCGATGCCCGAGTGCCAGTCTTGCGAGAGGTCGGTGATGACGCGGTGATATTCCGGAATGACATGCTTACGCGGAATGAGTTTCACGCCGTCATAGGTCTGCCGTCCGTTTATGTCGGTAGTGATGTTGCCCAGTTCGATGAGCGAGTGTCCCCAGTAGTTCGCGTTGAGTGCGAGCTTCATGAGCTGTTTGAACCACGATGTGTTGAAGAAGTTAATGGCCTCCTCGTCCTCCTCTCCGTGTTCGTTGACTAGTTTGAAAGACCTTGCCATGACGAATCCCTCTCGCTGCTGTATGCATCCGGAGAGGTGTAGGTCGATCTCTACGTCTCGGTATATGTCGTATAGGCGCTGGCGGTTCGGGCTATCCACGTTTATTGCCAACTGCCAGGCATTTCTCCAGTCCCCGATATCCTTTCGTGTGAGGGAGTCGGTGGTGCGTTGGAGCTGCATGACCGTCTTCTTGAATCGCTGCAACTCCTTTCGTGCGAGTCGTAGCGTGCCGAAAGGCGTGTTGACGGTGAATTTGTTGTTTTTATTCTTTTTCATATTATAGATGTTCTAGATGTTCTGGGTATTCTAGATATTCTAGATATTCTAGATGTTCTAGATATTCTAGATATTCTGGGGGTTTGGGGGGTTCTGGGTGTTTTTTTTACCAATTATGTCGGAGCGGCGGTTGTGAGCCCCATGAGAAAGGTAGCGCTGCGGGGTTTCCTTCCTCGTCGGTGGCGAGTGGCAGGTCGGGAATGATTTTTCCTGCTTGCACCCCCTCCAGCCACATGATGGCGCGCTCGTAACGTTCTTTTCGTATCTCCATGCCCATTTTCTGCGGTGTGGAGGCTGCCATGTGGTATAGTGCGATGTCGCAAGTGTACATGACGATGAGGTGGTTGCGCTCTGTTCCCGTTGCCGAGAAAATGGCGTTGGTGTCGTATTTTGGTCTGAGGTAGCCGCTGATTTCCTCGACGGCTTCCGTCTCGGCATTGGCGCGGTTCTGCTGGCTGACCTGTGAGACAACCTTCAGCGCCTGTTCGCCGATGACGACTTTGTAGTCTTGATCTGTTACAAACATAGTATCAATAGTTATTATAGTTTCTATAGTGTTATGTATAGAGCCTTTGCTTCAAGGTCGGCAATGGTTGTACCTTTGCGGAACACCCCACCGGCTATGAACTTTTTAAGTTCCTGCTTTGAGAGGACCTCTAGTTTATGGTTAATGACTAGCACCATGTATTTGCGGTGCGTGATATGGTGAAAGCGGTCTGCTTTCTTGACGGCCCGCTTGAATCGGAAGCCGAAGATGAGTTCTTTGATGATTTTTTTCATTACCATAGGTTTTTAGAGGTTTGACGTTTGCCGAAGCGTGGCGGATAGACTTGCTGTCGAGTGCTCTTCTGTAGGATGTAGATGGCACCCTCGTCGGCATCAGGTGCGTCGTCGTTTCCAGACATACCCTTCTCGAACGCCAGCAGCTGGTCGAGCCCCGCTTGCATATCCGGGTCTTCCTTCTGTGCCAGATCGTAGAACACGAAGCCACGCTCCCAGAGCGGGCTTATGGCCTCGATGCGCTGGAACTTGTCCGGTTTTTTGCGCGTGTCGCCCGTGATGGGGAGTTGGTAGCCACGCAGATTGCCCTCCTCCGTGAAGTCGTCGAGTATCATATCCTGCATGAATGATGCCTCCATCGCAAAGCGTATGGCAATGCCTGCTTCCTGGCTCCACTCGTAGAGGTCGTAACACCAGCGCACCAGTTCTGCTACCGATGCCTTGCGCACGAAAGCGCGGAGGTGCCAGAGTTCCGTCTTGCGCTTAGCCCATAGTTTGGCCGCCTTGGTGTCGTTGGACTTTTTTGACTTCCATGACGGGTCGATGTATAGTACGAACTCCGAGAAGTCCTTCCACGCCGGACGCTTCGCCCATCGGATCCACTCCTGGCGGAAGACAGTGCCCTCCACGATGGGGTTGTGCATCATCTCCTTGTTCCAAGCGCGGTAGCCCACGAACTCCATGTACTCGCGAGCCTCCTCCTTGGTCCACTTCTCCTTCCAAACGGGGTTGCCCTCGCTGTCAACGGCATAAACCGTCGAGACGTGCACTCCTGGTGTGGCGCAGATGTTCGCCAGGACAGAAGTCTTGGAGATGAGGTTGCCGACCATGAGGAAGCGGCCACGTCCTACATCCAGAGCACCGAAAAGTGCCTCTTTCACCCAGTCGGTGAGTTCGCGGACACGCCGCTCGTTACGGCAGAGTTCGTCGTCGTCGAGGTCGTCGATGACAATGTAGTCAGGACGCGACTCACGCTTACGGAGACCACGCGGCGACTGCCCACGACCACAAGCCAGGAAATAGACCCCATCCTTAGTGGTGAACTCGCCTTCCGTCCAGTTGCCCATCGACATCTGTTTTCCGAAGTCGGCAATGATGCGCTTGTTATACTGGAGCTCCGCCTGAATGTCACCCAGCAGTCGGTCGGCGGAGTCCTCAGACTTTCCGACAATCACCATAAAGTTAATCAGACTTACAGTCTGCTTGAACACGGGCTGCGCCTCAGCAAAGTCAGAACTCGTTCTGCTTTGCGTTCGACTTGCACCGTGTTTGTATCCGCCGTTGGGTTGGAACATCAACCAGAGCGGCATGAAGATGTCGAAGTGGGTCGATTTGGCGTGACCGCGTGGCCACTTGAAGACCGCCTTCAGGTTCGGCGTGTTCTTGACGAGTTTGGCTGCCGCGTTGTGGAACGGTGCATTGTGGATGGTACGTATGGCTTCGCCCGTCACCTTGTCTCGGAGTGTGAGGAAATGCGGAAAGTAATACTCACAGAAAGCGGCATAGTCTTTCTGGAGGCGGCGTATGCGCTGCTCCTTCTGGGTGGCATTCTCTCGGACGAGACTTTTCGTGTCGGTCAGGTTCTGTATCTGCCGGCAATGCTCTCGCCACTCTTCCTGTACTTTCTTAAATTCTGAAATCGTCGCCATAGAACTGAATAGATGCTATAGAACTGAATAGATGCTATAGTGAAGACGGTGAGGACATCTTTTCCATGAGGAACTTGTTCTGGTACTTGTTGATTGCCTTGATGAGTTCCGGTGTGATCTCCGGGTCGTAGCACGCCTGGTCCTGAATCCAGCGGTTGAACGCCATGAACACCTCTATGGCGTCGATGACGTTTGCCTTTTTGTCGAGTTTCTCGATGGTAGACGAGAGTTTGGACAGTTTGTCTGCGAGTGCCCCGATAGCCTCGGGTTCACCTGAAGCGTTGACCTGTGCTATGAGGTTGTCGATTGCGAGGAGCAGTTTGTTGACGAGTTCCGGTCGTGAGATGTTCTTGGCGGCTCGTGCCTCCTTCCACGCCCCCTCTGCGCACCATTTGGACAGTGTCTGTCTTGACGTTTCCACCTGTGCTGCGATCTCCTGTATCTCCATTCCAGAGAGGTAGAGCGATCGTGCGAGTGTTTTTTTTGTTTCAGTTTTTTTCATGTTTTTGCTATTTTAGTTGCGATGTACATCGCAACATACGTGACTATATTTTTTGCAAAGTTGGCTATTTTCAGCGATAAATAGAAAAATGTGCGCAGTGGTTTCACAGAAGAGCGCAAGGGTTTCACAATTTTTTTGCTGGTTGGTATAAAATGCGCAATTTTGCGAAGTATAGCGGCGATGGTATCGCGCATACATAACGATAGCAGTTAACGACAAAGACAATTATTTTTATGAGCAAGACAAAAAGAGTAAGAATCAGCAACGAGCGCCTGAACAGCTACGGCACGAGGGTGCTGACGAGCGGCATGGACGTGGAGCAGTACAACCGTAACCCCGTGCTCTTGTATATGCACGAGCGCGGGCGGGTAATAGGCTATGTGAAAGACCTGAAGGTAGAAGGAGACGAGGTGACCGGCGAACTGATGTTTGACGAAGCCACGGAACTGAGCCAGCGTTGCAAGAAGCAGTGGGAGTTCGGGAGTCTGAAGATGGTGAGCGTGGGCCTTGACATCCTGGAGCTGAGCGAAGACCCGAAGCACCTGGTGCAGGGCCAGACCTGCCCGACCATCAGCAAGAGCAAGCTGTTCGAGGTGTCGCTTGTTGACATTGGTGCGAATGACGATGCCATCGTGCTGCAGAAGGACGGCAAGCGGATAGAGTTAGGCAAAGACGCGGCGAGAGTGTTGCCGCTGCTGCATAGTAACAACAACAAAAATCAAAAAACAAAAGAAATGGATCAAGAGAAGTTAGCCCTTCAGTTGGGCTTGCCTAAAGATGCCGACGAAGCCACCATCGAGGCTGCGCTGGCCAAGCTTCAGGCAGACGGTGCGGAGGCAGAGACCCTTCGCCAGGAACGCGACACTTTGCGTGCCGCCCGTATTGAAACCCTTGTGAACGCTGCCATTGCCGAGAAGAAGATCGGTGAGGACAAGAAGCAGCAGTTCCTGGACCTCGGCAAGAAGATCGGAGCCGAGGAGTTGCAGAAGACCTTCGACGCCATGTCGGCTCAGGTGAAGCTGAGTAACCTTGTAAGTGGCGGTGCAGCGACAGCGTCGCAGCAAAGTGGACAGTGGAAGAAGCTGAGTGACGTTCCGAGCGACGAGTTGTCGAAGCTTCGTGAGGAGAACCCTGCGGAGTACAAGAAGCTTTACAAGGCCGAGTACGGTATTGAATGCCAAATATAAAATTTGGCGATTACCGGCTTCGCCTCAGCATAAGAGCAAGCTCTTCTGCGTTCGGCTTGCACGGTAATTGTGAGATTTAAGAAACCCAAAAAAGAGAAAGACAATGAAAAGTTTTATTGGAATGATTGCAGCGGTTCTTGTGAACTGCTTGATGGGCAGCACCATGGCTGCCGTGGTCGGCGTTGACCCCGCTGTGGGTGCTGTCGGCCTGAATGTTGTTGCTGCCACCATTGGCAGCGTAGTCCCTTCCGGCAGTCTCCTTGCCGGTGTGTATACCGAGATCTGGACGGGCGAGCTGGTGAAATACCTTCGCCGTGGTCTGGAGGCCACGTGGCTTGACGGCATCCCTGACAGTTCGAGTATTGTGAACAACGACGTGATTCACCTGGTGGAGGTAGGCGTTGACCCTGACGTGCTGATCAACAACACTACCTACCCAATTCCTCTGCAGGCCCTTGATGACGCCGACATCGCCATCCAGCTGGACAAGTTCCAGACGAAGGTGACCCCTGTGACCGACGACGAGCTGTATGCCATCTCGTATGACAAGATGCAGCGTGTGAAGGAGAGCCATGGCAACGCCATCAACGACTCGAAGTTTGCGAAGGCCGCCCATGCCATGTGCGCTACCCAGAATGGTGCGAAGACCCCTGTAGTGAAGACCACTGGAGCTGCCGACACCACCACTGGCCGCAAGAAGATGACGGTGAATGACGTGCTGACCTTGAAACGCAAGATGGATGCCCTTGGTGTTCCTGCTCAGGGCCGCCGTCTGGTGCTATGCTCAGACCACGTGAACGACCTGCTGGAGACCAGCCAGGTGTTCAAGGAGCAGTATAACATCAACCGCAACGATGGCACTGTAGGGCGCCTTTATGGTTTCGACATCTACGAGTTTGCGAACAACCCGCTGTACACCACTGCCGGTGTGAAGAAGGCCGTTGGTGCGACTGCCAGTGCCGGTGAGTTCCAGTGTTCGTTTGCGTTCTACACTCAGCGCGTGTTCAAGGCCACTGGTTCGACCAAGATGTACTACAGCGAGGCCGGTACCGACCCTGAGTATCAGCGCAACAAGATTAACTTCCGTCACTACTTCATCGCCATGCCCAAGAAGGCCGATGCCGGTGTCGTGATATACAGTGACTATGACAGCTCAGCCATAGTGGAAGGATAGTAATAACCCAAAAGTGAAGCAACAATGAGACTGATAGTAAAGAACGTTTTCCGCGACAAGGAAGACCATGTGACATTGTACGAGCCAGGCTCCATCCTGGATGTGAATGACGAGAAGCGTGCTGCCGACCTCGTGAAGCGCGGCCTGTGTTCCGAGTACAAAGGCGAGGCAGACGCATCCTTCACCCTTGGCAAGCCAGTAGCAAAAGCCTCTGGTAAAGACAAGGCAGCGAAGTCCTCGAAGAAGGAGACAAAGGAACCTGTCACTGGAGCTGACAAAGAGTCATCCCCAGAGGAGGCCCCTGTTTCAGTAACCAACGCGGAAGCCACCAAGGAGCCATGAGCAAGCCGTTGAAATATCTGGTAATCCACTGCACCGCCACGCGCGAAGGCCGTGAGTTGACGAGCCGAGCGCTTCGTCGATGGCACACAGACCCTGTGGAGAAGGGAGGTCGTGGCTGGCAGCAGGTAGGTTACACAGATATGATACACCTGGACGGCAAGGTGGAGCGTCTGGTGAAGAACAACGAGGACGCGCAGGTTGACCCTTGGGAGATCACGAACGGCGTGAAGGGCTACAATGCTGTGAGCCGCCACGTGGTGTATGTCGGAGGTCTGGCCGTTGACGGTCAGACTCCGAAAGACACCCGGACTGCGGCACAGAAAGCGGCATTGAAGCGCTATGTTGAGGATTTCCACAAACGTTTCCCGAAAGTGAAGATCATCGGCCACAATCAGGTTGCAGCTAAGGCGTGTCCGAGCTTCGACGTGAAGAAATGGCTGAAAGAGATAGGAATTGAGTAATAGGATTTTGATAGGACTCTATAGGATTTGATAGGAGTGGTTATGGGCTTGAGTGAACGTGGTTCTCGGTGGCGGTCTTGTCGGTGCGCTTATCTCCATCGTGACCATCCGCAGTGCCTTGAAGAAGGCTCGTGCGGATGCTGAGAAGGCGTTGGCCGAGGCCGACACGGTGAAGATCACGAACACTGAGCAAGCCACCCGTATATTGATAGAGAACATTGTTGACCCGTTAAAACAAGAGTTGAGTGAGACGAGGAAAGATCTTAACGCGACCAAACGCGAGATGGCCCGGCTTCGGAAGGCTATCGATGATGCTAACAGTTGCAGGTATAGTGCAGACTGTCCTGTTCTTGAGCGGATGCGCTTCACATCGAAAGAGCGTGACGACAACAAGCCAAGAGCAAATATCTGCGACCATCTGCACCGACAGCGTGGTTCGCCTCTCCCTGGACAGCGTAAGCGAGGTGGTGGAAGTGAGGACGGAGCTGGTGACGGTACCGATGTCTTCGGTGAGTCTGACGATATCGACGGACAGCCTCCGTAGTCTCCCTAATGGTGCGAGCTACAGTGAGCGCAGTGGTCAGGCGAGTGTGAAGGTGACAAGGCGTGCAGCTACAGCTGAAGAACCTGAGTATATCTATGTTTTTGCCTCGTGTGACAGTCTGGAGTTGCAGTGTGAGCGCTACGAGCGGCAAATACGGAACCTGCGCAGCGAGTACAGCAAGCGCGAGCGTGATATGCAGCGTTCAGATGCAGCGATGGAAAGACATCATAGTGAACAGGAAGAGAAGCCTCCTAACGGTGTTTTAACGTCATTGAAATGGTATTTTTACGGACTATTGTCCGGTATTATATTGAGTGTTATGTTTATTGTGAATCTTAAAAGAAAGAATTGAAAAGTTATGGCAGTACCACAATCAGGCTACGTTAACGGTAGCGACCTTTTATTGAGTGTTGGCGGCAAGGCTGTAGGCCATTGCACGAGCCACACGTTGACTTTCAACAGCGAGACGAAGGACCGCAGTGTGAAGCCCGCAGCCTCTGCTGGCTACGTCTCCGGCTTATGGAAGGGCAAGGGTGTGACCGGTCTGAGCATCAGCATCAGCGCCGAAGGCCTTCGTTTCTACGGTGAGACGGAGAACGGCTATTCAGAGATTGCGTCGAAGTGGGGCACTGGTCAGAGTGTTGAGGTAAAGGCTTTCGAGCGTGAGGGAGATGCAACCCCTTACGTTGTCGGGAACTTTGTCATTGCGTCACTTGAAGAGACCAGTCCCGCTCAGGACGATGCGACGTACAGTGTGAGCCTTGAGAATGACGGTGAGCCGAGTGTTTATCCCGGCAAGGTGGTTTCAGAAGGCTAAGCGCGCAGAGATATGAGCAAGATATCTATTACCATCAACGGCGTGGCGTACCCCTGTAGGCAGACTATGGGGGCTATGCTCCGCTTCAAGGAAGAGACGGGCAAGGAGGTTACGGAGATTGACGCTGGCAGTTTTTCGGACCTATGCACATATCTATGGTGCTGTGTGAAGTCCGCCTCTAAGGCCGACGGCAAAGATTTTGATTTGTCGCTGATGGATTTTGCCGACAGCGTTACGCCCGAAGATGCTACAGAGTGGGCCGAGGCCAACAAAGAGCAATTAGGTGACGGCACTACAGAAAGTAGCGAGACACCCCGAAAAAAAAAGAAGAGGGCATAAATGACTACTTAGGCTTTGCGTTGGGTTGCATACACCTATCGTTTGACGATTTTTGCCGATGTACCCCAATGGAATTTGAGAGCATTTGCAAGGCGTACCACGACCAGCGCGAAGCCGAGTATAAAGACCAATGGGAAAGAGCGAGGGCGATAATAGTAGCGGCCTTACGGCCACACCTGAAAGGACGGCCAACCGCTAAGAAAATCTACCCGTTGCCGTGGGACAAGGAAACAACCAAAGGCCCACGAAAGAAAGCCCCGAAGCCATTAACGGCAGAGGAAAGCAAAGCGAGATTTGAAAGTTTGATAGCGAGGGTTAAGAACGCCGACAACGGCTAACGTAAGCGTCGTTATTCGTAAAGTCCGCAGCAGAGAAGAAAACGGCAAAGGCCACAGAAGCGACAAGGCCCGACAACACTAAAACGCCGTTGCATCCTACTAACGCGCTGATTATAAAAGCGGCAAAGGACACTACGAAAGTCTGAAGCGACCCCGATACGATTATGTTTCTTATACCTTTCATGCTGCAAAGATAAGAATAAAAAACGATATGAGTAAGTAACTAAGCGTTAAAAATGGCAAAGGACGTAAAATTTAACATAAAATTAGTCGTAGACGGCAAAGAAAAGATTGTCGAAGCCACGGCTGATATAAAGAAGTTCGCCCAGGAGTTCGAGAATGCCAGGACGGAGTCGACCAAACTTAGGGATGATTTATTAAAAGTTACCCAAGTTACTACGTCTTTTCAAAACGCTATGTCGGGTTTGCAGCAGCTTACCGGGCTAATGCAGACCTATACCGCCGCGAGTGCATTGCAGGAGGAGTCCGAGGCGAAGCTGGCCAACAACATGCGTAACACGATGGGGGCGAGGGAGGAGGATATCCAGAGTATCAAGGACCTTTGCTCGGCCCAGCAGCAGTTAGGCGTGATAGGTGACGAGGTTCAGCTTGCCGGTGCGCAGGAGTTAGCGACTTATCTTGAGCAGAAGTCGAGCCTAGAGAAACTCATCCCCGTGATGAACGACATGGTAGCGCAGCAGTACGGCCTGAACGCCACTCAGGAGAGCGCGACCAATATTGCCACGATGCTTGGCAAGGTGATGGAAGGCCAGGTGGGTGCGTTGTCGCGTTACGGCTACAAGTTTGACGAAGCGCAGGAGCAGGTTTTGAAGTTCGGCACCGAGGAGGAGCGTGTGGCTGTTCTTTCGGAGGTTGTTGAGAGCGCTGTAGGCGGCATGAACGAGGCATTGGCTCAGACCGATGCCGGCAAGGCCAAGCAAGCCGCCAACGACATAGGCGACATGAAAGAGAAGATAGGCGCAGTTATCGCCCCGCTTGAATCAGCCATTATTAAGGTTGGCCAATTCTCTTTAGCCATTAACGCGATTAGTACAACCGTTGGAGGCATACGCGGTATATACGTAGCCGTCGTTTCGGCTACAGGCGCATTAAAGAATCTGGCCGTAGTAACCTATGCGCAGACCGCAGCCGGAAAGGTAGCCGCCGCCGTGCAATCCCTTTGGGCAAAGCAGTTATATTATGGCCGTCAGGCACAAATAGCATGGGCGTTTAGTGCAAAGTTGGCCACCGTTCAGGCTATCGCAATGCGAGCGGCGATTATGGGCCTTATGGCCGTTACAGGTATTGGCCTTGCTTTTGTAGCGGTATCGTCTATTATTTCCCTGTTTTCAAGTAAAACGGACGATGCCACAAAATCCATGCAGGATGCCGAGGCAGAGGCGAAGCGTTTGCAGGAAAGCCAAAACGAGGAAGTACAGGCGGGCGCGCAGGCAGCGGCCACGTTGGAACTGCAAAAAGAGAAACTTAAAAACCTGATAGATGCCAAAAAGACAGGCAAAGACGTAAGCAAGGAAGAAAAGAAAATCGTAGGCGAACTTAACGACGCTTACGGCGATACGATGGGCTACTTTGATAGCGTTTCAAAGTGGTACGATGCCCTGATAGCCAATAGCGAAGATTATTGCCGCCAAATGGTTATCGAGGCTAAGACCCGTCGCCTTGCTAATCAGATTGCCGAGAAAGAGGCCGAAACGCACAGCCTTATTTACGATGATAAGGGCAATAAGAAAAAATACAGCACAAAAAACGAGACGTACACCGAAACCGAATACACAGAAGATGTAAACGGCCAAAAACTGCCGTCTGGATGGCATGAGGTGGAAATACCGGGTACGAGTGAGTTAGACAAAGTAAATAAACAAATTCGTGATAATAACGCCCAGGTTAAGGACTTGCAAAAGCAAATGCAAGATGCCGTAACCGAAGCCGCGAAACTTGATTTTAAGGTTAAGGGTAGTGTAACCCGGCCCGCTACGACTACAACGACCAAAGGCGGTAAGAATGGTAAGGAAGATAAGCAGCTTATCGAAAATGCCAAGACCTACAAGGATTTGGCAAATAACGTCGCTTACTATCAGCAAGAGTTAGAGAAATGCGATATTACCGATACCGAGCGGATAGTTACGTTAGCCAAGGCAAAGAAAGCCGCTGAAGATGCAGTAAAGGCGTTTAAGGATATGACCGACGCGGCCACGATGCCCGTTGAACTGAATACCTTAGACGATTACGATAAGAAGTTGAACGCCTTACGTAATGACCGTAAGACGGCAAGTAAAGAGCATATAGCCCAAATCGACGCGGAGATAGAGCGGATAGAAACCGCTAAACAGGCTTTGGAAGATGAAAGCGTAGCCGCCTTAAAGGATGAAGAAATACGCACCTACGACCAACTAAACAAGAAACTTGCCTACTATAACCGTTTGCTTGAAAGCGGCGACGAAAAGCAGCGCGAGTTTGCCCAAAAAGGTATTAACGCGCTGAATAAGTTGCAAGAGTCGTGGGATTTTGCTTTAGATGAAACCAAGCTGCCGTCAACGACCGACTCGCTCAAGGACATCGACGCGGCTATATCTTTCTACACGGACCGTCAGCAAAGAGAAGATGCCGACCAGATAGGGAAGACTCAGGCGATTATCGACGATTTGACTGCGAAGAAGAAGACGTTGCAGTTGGGTATCGAATTGCCCCAGATGCGAAGGGAAATCTCCGACATTGACACTCTTACCGGCAAGGAGCGCCGTCTGAAGATCAAGGGCATTGGCTTTGAGGAACTGACAAAGAAGGTAAAGGACCTGCAGCAGCTTCTCAATGACACTGACCATCCTGTGACGGAAGCGCAGCGCAAGGAGCTAGAGGGTATGATATCCATTTATGAAAAGTGGCGCAAGCAAACAGTTTTGTCTTTTGACACTGTCAGGGAAGGCTGGGACAGTATCAAGGGTATAGGCAGCAGCATCGATAGCATCAGCGAAGCCCTGGATGGCAATGTCAAAGGTTGGCAAGCCGTCACGTCCGTAATAGACGGTTTTGTCTCGCTATATGAGAGCATACAATCCATTATCGGTATCATTGACCTATTGACAAGTGCCTCTGAGGCCCACACAGTGGCCAAGACCGCCGAGGGTGTCGCCACAGGGGCGACAGCTGCAGCCACTTTGACTGCTGCCTCCGCTGATGAGGGCGCTGCTGCTGCGACTCTGCCTGTCATTGCAGCCAACAAAGTAGCCACAGCAAGTTATATGGAACTTGCAAGTGCGATGTATTTTGCTGCGCACGCCTCTATACCTTTTGCGGGCTTTGGCATTGCAGCTGGATTTGTGAGCGCTTCAACGGCAATGGTGCAGGCTATCGGCGTTATGCCGTTTGCTAAAGGTGCTGTGGTGTCTGGTCCCACGTTGGCCCTTGTCGGCGAGTACTCCGGTGCCCGGACCAACCCTGAGGTGATTGCCCCTTTGGACAAGTTGCGCAGCATGATCGAGCCTGCCGGTGGTGTTGGCGGAAGAGTCCGCTTTGAGATAGAGGGCAGGAAACTTGTTGGCGTTATTGTCAATGAGGAACGTATCAGCCGTAAGAGCGGCCGGAAATCGTTGGTTCATGGATAGCGTCTGCCTGTAAAAAAGAGTCCATGAAGTCGATGGCTGTTGTGTTGTAATGAGATTCGAATGTCATTAAAATGAGATAGAAGGTGTATATCCACGGTAGTTTTATAAATGAAAAGCACCAGCTTGTGACAGTTCGTATAGTGACCTGTCGCAGCCTTGTGAAGGAAGTAGAGATAGGCGAGTTTGGGTCTCCTTTATGCTTTACCGACGATCCTCTGGAGATTAGTAGTGAGGTGAACGACACTTTTGACGTTCTTTTGCGTCGTTCCGCCACGATTCGTCTGTACTCCCGCAACTACGAGCCGGAATTTTTCCAGGGCTCAGCTCGTGATGCTGTTGTGAACATAGAACGTGATGGGAGTTGTCTCTTTGCCGGATATTTGGAGCCTCAGACGTATTCGCAGGCTTACAACGAAGTTTATGACGAGATAGAGCTGAGCTGCATAGACGGTCTGAGTGTTCTTCAGTATTCGAAGTACCTTGGCGTCGGCATGAACGGTGTGAGTTACCGTAGTGTGAAGTCATCGGCATGTGATGTTACCTTCCAGGAAGTTCTCTTTGGGATATTTGGAAGATTAGGCTCAGACCTGTCGATATCAGGAGAAGGCCTCAAGTTGTTTTACGATGGCAGCAAGTGCCTTGATTCTTCATCGAGTTACGATATATTCGGTAGGTTGAAGATCTCGGAACTGTTGTTTTTAGGCGATGATGAAGACGATGTATGGAGCGAGGAATCTGTTGTTGAAGAGCTTCTGAAGTATTTGAACCTCCATATATATCAGGACGGTTTGGTGTTTTATATATTCTCTTGGGAGAGTGTGAAGAGCAGCAATGATATAGCCTGGCA